AATGGACCAGGTGCTCTAGTTAAAGGAGAGGCATGGATAGAAGAACCTACCTTTGAAATTGAAGCAGGTGCTTTATCAGATATTGGAGAAGATAAAGATGAAACATAAACTTACTACTACGCTAAGCGTTAAGCAACAGCTTCTGTGTATTATGGAAGAGATGATTAGTATTTTAAAGACTATGGATCATCCAGATTACAATGTACTAATGCGAGATACTGATACGGAAGAACTATTACGTTTAGCTAAACAAGGTAGAAAACTTTTAAAGGAACTACAAAAATGAAATGGCAAGTTACTATTACGCTTAATTTTAAAACTAAACCTAAAAAGAAAGATATACTGTTTCGTCTTTTTGATATGTTAAAGTTAAACAAAGTTAAGTATGAACTAGTACGCAATACTAATACGGAGGATAAAAAATGAAATACGAATACGAAATAATAAAAACAAAAAAGATTGTAGATAGATATACTATAACTTCTACTGACAAGTTATCTATTGATGAGATAGAAGAAAATGTAAGAGAAGAATTTGTATATGTAGGACAGTCTAATAAGTTTACATTAGACCATATGACTACTGAAACTACATACATAGGTCAAGATGATATACTATCTGAAGAACATATTGATGTAGTTAAAGGACATGGAGATATAAATCATGAAGACTAAGATACATATTAATCAACACGTTATTAAATCTAACCATAAGAATAATAAAAGAGACCCAGTGATTACTGTTAAGACTTATAAAAGTAATAACTATGGACATCAGGTTGATATACTAGGACCTAGTAAAGTTATCTATAGTCCTGATAAACCTTTATCTTGTGGTGCTAAAGTATGGATAGAAACAGATTCAGAGGTAATCGTTATACCTGATATACCTTACAGAAAAAGAAAGGAGAAAGAAAATGAACAAAGATGAAGAAAGATTACGTAGAGCTAAACGTACTGGTAAATATTTTGATACTAGTACGTCAAAGCCTAAAAACTTATGGTTGAATCATATATTTCCAATCATATTACTAATAAGTTTAATGTTATACATATATATGGAAGTTACATAAAGTATGATTTTTTATTTTTTTACTTTTTATTTTATGTAATTTTTTTAATATAACAAGGAGAATAAAATGAACATTACAAAATTAAAATCTAAATTACAACAACCAAGAGTTATTAGTATGAAAGGTTATCAAGTTAAACCTTCACTAATACAACATGCTAAATCTATTTATATTGCTAAAAGAATAGATGATAACTGGTACAAGATGGGTATCTCTAATGATCCAATGAGAAGAGTTTACAAAGACTTTGGTACATATGTTGCTAAAGGTTGTGAACTTATTGAATCTATGGATCTAACTGGTGATGTCTTTGGTGTAGAAAGAAAAGTTATTAATACCTTTCGTTCTCATCTAAAAGATAATGATCAGTACAGAGAATGGATTAAACTAGATGGCAGCATCTATAAAGTTGCTGATACATTTAGATTAGTTGTTAAGAAAGTAGTTGCAGGTATACAAAGAAGATATACTTACAATCAGTCTTTAGTAGCACCATCTCTAAAGAGACATCAAATATCTAAAGGTGTTGTATTTAAACGTTCTTCAGATAAGAACATTACTTATACTGGAGGTAGAGCATAACTTTATTGCAATGAAGTTTATAATGTGCTATAATAAATCGTTTTTATGGAGGTTAATATGAATTTAAATAATAATGCATTCGTTATAGCACACACTTCATGTGATAATAGTATGCCTGATTTTTTAGTAGAAGAAGATAATACTATTATGAGATTTAAATCTAAAGAACATGCTAAAGAATTTATAAATAAAATAGCACCAATGGGATTTGATTATCATAATAGTCAAGTAACTATAATGAGGATGCAATGAACCAACAAATAGAAGAAGTATTACGTAAAAATGTTAAAGATTTACAAGAACAATTACGTAATGCATACTTAAAAATCAAAGACTTAACAGAAGAAGTTCATAAACTAAGACGCAAAGTTTATCCTTCTAAATCTATTACTACTAATACAGGATGGATAGAAAATCCTGATGCGTCACATATTAAGGAGAATAAAAATGACAACTAAAGAACATATGAAATATCATCAAGGATTATGGAGTATGCTTGGATGTAAGATGAAAGTTATAGAAGAAGATAAACGTAAAGATACTATAACATATGTAGATTTAAATAGTAAAAAACATATGAAAGGTATGTATTATAAATATACTTATACATCTAATAAGAAACATCCATATTTATTTAAACCAATAACTGTAGGAGTATGGAGCAATGCCTAAACAATTATGGGATAAAGAAAGTGATAAAATATATTGGGGTCTTGTTAAAGAATATCAAGAAGAAGGATATAGTAAACAAGAAGCTAGAAAGTTAGCTAAGAAAGAAGTTAAAGATATTGTACAAGATAAAAAAGACTTTGCTACAAATCTTTATAATACTGCATTAAATAATTTAGATTAGGAGAATCTATGTCAAAAGCTATTAAACAAACCGAGTGTCCTAGTTGTGGTTCTAGTGATGCTAATACGTTATATGATGACGGACATTGGTATTGTTTTTCTTGTCAACATTATACACCACCAGAAAGGAATGAAATGACTATTACGAAACCAGCACCTATACAAGGTGTCGTACAAACTAACTTTACGAAAGGAGAAAAAGGAGGATTAGATGATAGAAGAATTAGTAATACTACTGCTAGTAAGTTTAATGTAGAAGTAAAACGTAATGCAGAAGGAGAAATAGTACAACATATTTATAAATACTATGACGCTAATAGTTCACATATTGCATCTAAAGTTAGAACTACTAAAGAGAAACAGTTTTGGTCTGAAGGTGCATTATCTAATGCTGTACTCTTTGGTCAAAACTTATTCGCTGCCAAAGGTAAATATATAACTATTACGGAAGGTGAGATAGATGCTATGTCTGCATATGAAATGATGGGATCTAAATGGTCTGTTGTTTCTCTTAAGACTGGTGCAGCTGGTGCAGTACGTGACTGTAAAGCATCTTACGAATACCTAAATAAGTTTGAGAATATTATTTTATGTTTTGATAATGACGAACATGGCAAAGCTGCTGCTGCGAAAGTTGCTCAGTTGTTTGAGCCTAACAAATGTAAGATAATGCGTATGGAACTTAAAGATGCTAATGAATATCTTATGAAAGGTCAGCGACAAAAGTTTATGAGTGAATGGTGGGAAGCAGATGTCTATACTCCAGCAGGTATTGTAAACTTAAAATCATTACAAGAAACTTTGTATCACGAAAAAGAATGTGATACTTGTTTGTATCCTTGGGAAGCTCTTAATGAAAAGACTTATGGTATGCGTTCTGGTGAGCTTATTACCTTTACTGCTGGTACTGGTATGGGTAAATCATCTGTTACTAGAGAACTAATGCATCATATCTTACGTAGCACTAATACAAACATTGGTGTACTAGCATTAGAAGAAAATATTAAGAAGACTGCATTTAATATTATGTCTGTTGAAGCTGATGCTAGATTATATATTAAAGAAATACGTGATCAATATCCTAAAGAACAATTACTACAATGGCAAGAAAAGACTATTGGTACTGGTAGGTTCTATGCCTTTGATCATTTTGGTTCACTACAGAATGATGAAATACTAAATCGTGTACAGTATATGGCTAAAGCTTTAGACTGTAAATGGATTATACTGGATCATTTATCTATACTAGTAAGTGGTCAAGATAGTGATGACGAAAGACGTTCTATTGATATGCTTATGACTAAACTAAGAAGTCTAGTAGAACAAACTGGTATTGGTTTATTACTTGTATCACATCTAAGAAGACCAGCTGGAGATGTAGGTCATGAAAATGGTAAAGAAGTTACACTATCACATCTACGTGGTTCAGCATCTATTGCACATCTTAGTGACTGTGTTATTGCATTAGAACGTAATCAACAATCACATGATTCAGTAGTTGCTAATACTACTAACTTACGTATACTTAAAAATAGATATACAGGTGATACAGGACCAGCTGGTAATCTATTATATAACAAAACTACAGGTAGATTATCAGAAATAAAAGATAATGTACTTGACAGTGTTAATAATTTTACTGTATAATATAGGAGATTAAAATGAAATATAAAGAAGGAGATTTAATAAAAGAAGATGAATATTGGATGTGGTATCATATTTGTCTAATAGAAAATACTGATATGTTTATAGGTAAAGGAGAAGAATGTAGTTGGTGTGGAAAAAAAGGAGAAAAAAATGAAAGAAAAAAAATATAAATATGAATGGACAGTAGAAGAAACAACAACAGATACAAGAGTATGGACTGTACGTTCTAATTTAAAATTAACTGAACAAGATTTAACAGAGTTAGCTTGTAATACAGAAGAAGTTCCAGGTGAAGGATATTCAGAAGATGAATCAGAAGTAGTTTATGAAGAAACAATTTATGGAGATGATGCTCATTGGGATTTTACTTTACATACTACTACTGCATCAATAGAAGATGAGTTAAAATCTAATTCAGCAAAACTAATAAAGATACTTAAAGTAAAAGATAAAGGAGAAAAATAATGCCTATATATACTTTGTATGCTAAAAAAATTCATTACTATAGAAAAAAAATAGAAGCTAAGAATGATAAAGCAGCACAACAAAGAGCAGAACGATATGAAAAACCAGATAGTTTTACATATGTAGATGAGGAATTTTATGTATCTAGTATAGAGGAGAATGAAGATGGCAGCGATAGTTGACATAGAAACAAATGGTTTTAAGAATGAAACTACAGAAATACATTGTATAGTAGCTAAATGTCCTAAAACTAATACGATAAAAGAATGGGTACAAGAAGATACTAAACAGTTTGGAGAATGGAGTAAGAATATAGATACATTTATTATGCATAATGGTTTATCTTTTGATGCTCCTATTTTAAATAAATTTACTGGTTCGTCTATTAAGCCTAATCAAGTAAGAGATACATTAATAGAGTCACAGTTATTCAATCCTATTAGAGAAACTGGTCATGGTCTTAGAGGATGGGGAGATAAGTTTAAGTTTCCTAAAGGAGATATAGATTCTTTTGATACTTATACACCAAAAATGTTAGAGTATTGTAAACAAGATGTTAATATAACACATAAAGTTATGAATCATTTAGATAAAGAGAAAGAAAGATTCTCTACAAGATCTATTGATTTAGAAAAAGCAGTAAGAATTATTATAGATGAACAAGAAGAAAATGGTTTTGCTTTAGATCTTCCTAAAGCTACTAAGCTTATGGCTACATTAGAAGATGAAGCTGATACGTTATCTAGAAAAGCAGAAGATACATTTCCTCCTACAGAAGTTCAACTAAAAACTAAAGTAAAATATATACCTTTTAATATTGGTAGTAGAAAACAAATAGCAGAACGACTAATAGAAAAAGGATGGAAACCTAGTCTTAAAACAGATAAAGGTAATGTAATAGTTAATGAAGAAGTATTACGTAATATTGATATGCCAGAAGCTAAAATGTTTTCTAGGTATTTACTATTACAAAAAAGAGTTTCCCAGATTAAGTCTTGGATTGAGTCATGTCAAGATGATGGGAAAGTACATGGTAGAGTAATGACACTCAAAACCATTACAGGTCGTATGGCTCATAATTCTCCTAACTTGGCTCAAGTTCCTGCAATTTATTCTCCTTATGGCAAAGAATGTAGAGAATGTTGGACTGTATCAGATCCATCAAACTATACATTAGTTGGCACAGATGCTAGTGGACTTGAGCTAAGATGTTTAGCACATTATATGAATGATTCTAATTTTACTAATGAATTATTAAATGGAGATATACATACTGCTAATATGAATATGGCAGGACTAACTGATAGAGATCAAGCAAAGACATTTATATATGCTTTTCTTTATGGTGCAGGTCCAGCTAAAATAGGTAAAGTAGTAGGTGGTAATGCTAAACAAGGACAGATTCTAGTTAATAGATTCTTAACTAATATGCCAGCTCTTAAAAGCTTACGTAATAAAGTACAAGAAGCTGGGCAGCAAGGATATATTAAAGGATTAGATGGCAGAGTATTTCAAATACGTAGTCCTCATAGTGCTTTAAATACATTACTACAGGGTGCTGGTGCCATAGTATGTAAACAATGGTTAGTTAGCATGATAAGTATGATAAGAGATGCAGGTATAGATGCAAAGCTTGTAGCTTCTATACATGATGAATACCAATTTGAAGTTAAGTCTACAGATGTTTCTAAGTTTGGTCAAATAACTAAAGAAGCAATGACAAAGACTCAAAAAGAATTAGATGTACATTGTCAATTAGATAGTGAATGGAAACAAGGACTTACATGGGCAGAAACACATTAAAAATAATTTACTCTCTCTTTCTTACGAAGAGAGTAATTATTTTTAAAATAGTGCTTGACTTTATAGTTTAAATAAATTATAATTTAATTTTAATAACAATATACTTAGTATATTATATCAGTGAAAGGAAAGTAAAATATGGCAGTAATTAGTGGAAAAGCTTATTGGGCTAGTATAACAAATCCAAATACAACATTTGATGCAGATGGTGTTTGGACTATAGATGTAGGAAATTTAGATAAGAAGTCTATTGAACAGATAAAAGCTGAAGGACTTACTATCAAAAATAAAGGAGATGATAGAGGAG